GCGAGTAGCGTTCTACTATCTCGCACAGAAAGCCAACCCAAAGGTAAGAGAGGAAGCGGAGTTCGCAAAAATAATTATAGACAACAAAGAATTATTCTTTTAGGGGGGGAGCTATGAATATAGGAAATTTTTATGAACAGTGCGTGCAAGTAAGGTTTGAGTCTGGACTACCTGGATTCCAAAAGGTAGACAGGAAGTTGTCTGATGCAGGTGCCGACGCACTGGGCATGGACAAGGGTATGACACAAGGCATGGTCAATTTGGTAGAGCCAAGTGTAACTGCTAGGTTGCGAGCGATACAAGCCAGAGCCAGAGGCTATATCAAAAGCGAGTGTTGGGTGTGGTCAGATTCTAAGATCAGCGATAGGGGCTACAAAGAAAGTGGTGTACAGTACGTAATTATGCGTAGCAAGTTACCAGATTTTGAGCAGAAAATAAAAATGCTCAGAAAGGAATTTGAACAAGCGTGTGAGAGTGAGTTGCTAAGTCAATGGCCAAGGATCAGAGCAGAGGGTGCGATCAAATTGGCTGGCCGACATCAGGAACATTACAACCAAACAACGAAGGAGATACGTGACCAGTGTAGGTGGGAGTGTGAGATTGTGGCACTGCCGTACATGGAACAGGGACACGATATGGTTGATCAAGCTGTAGAAAATCTCATGCGAGATCAAAAGCAACGAGTCACTAATGTTCTCAATAGCGTAGCTGAACGTATGCAGGGTGAAGTTACCGATATCATACAGAGGATGGATGACTATCAGTTTACACCTGGAGATAATCGCACAGGCAATACCCTTCCGAAGGAGAAAGGGATCAAGCGACTAGGAAGAATGGCTGATGATGCAGTACATCTGTGCGATACACTGCAGAACGAGGGACTCAAGGATGGTGCAGAAAAGATTCACAAACTTATAGATCACATGAAGGAACTGGGGGATGGTGATCTGCGTGATGCAAGGTCGGCACTGTCGGGAGAGGATGACAGCAAGAGAGAGGAAGTCAAGAAACAACTGAACGAAATCAAGGATTCAGTAGATACGGGAGTTGAAGCGTTGGACCGGTTCATGTCATAAATAATTATACTTAGCCCGGAGGATTTAATTATGAGTTCTAAGCATGAGGAAATGAAAAACAAAATCATCCAAATAAAATCAGAGATGATGCTCACTGATCCAGTTGTTCCAGTTACCCTGGGTGGGATGCCACTGAAGGAACCATTGGATGGAATGAATTTTCCAGTGATGGCAACCGATGGTCGCAGTATCTTTTATAATACAAGCGGACTTTGGGGTAGGTTGGACGGACACATAGCGTACATTTTAGTACATGAGGCATCTCATATTCTGCATGGACATCACATTCGTATCATAGAAATCTGTAATAAAGTCCAGAATGGATTCTTCAAAGATATAGTGATGACTGAGGAAGAGTGTCATAGGCTGTATAATATTGCGTGTGATTACGTAATCAATGGTGACATCAATAGAGGTGTCAGGTCACACTCTTTGATACAGGTGCCAGAAGATGTGTTGGTAGATCCCAAGTATTCGGACGGCAGTTGGGATGCAGACAGCGTGTTCATCGACATGGTTCTCACGGGCCACGATCCCGATCCCCAACAGGAACAAGAGGGGCAGGGAGAGGGAGAGGGAGAGGGACAGGGAGAGGAAGGAGATGAGAGTGACGGAGAGGGTCAAAGCGAGAGTCAGTCACAGGGTGGGCAGAGCAACGAAGGTGGCACATACCCAGGGGACTACGGACAAATAATGCCATTGCCCCCAGAGTTGCCACCTAACTTAGAGACTGATCATAGCCAACAACAGTCACTAGAGAGGGAGATGGAGAGGATACAGCAGATAGCCAATCGTGGTGCAGTACTAGAGAAGGGTATCGGCAAGGGATCTGGTAGTGGATGGTGCGAGAACATCCTTGGTCACAGCAACGATAGAGTCAAGCCCTTGACTCAGGTGCAAGCGTTTCTCAAGAAGAGTTACTCAAGTAGTCTGAGTTACCAACGGCCAAACAAAAGATTTCTTCAGTCAGGAAATTATTTACCTGGTCGCTCGAAGAACAACAGCGTTCTTTATACTTGCACAGATTCTTCTGCATCAGTGGGAACAGATGAGCATCGAGCATACTTGGGTAACATTGTAAGGATGGCTAAAGATATGCGACTCAACAAAATAAGGATGTCCTATGTAGATAGCCGTGTACACATGAACCCCAAGACTAAGGAGCCATGGTTTGATGTGCATCTCAGGGATGGCAGGGGTGCAGATAACTTAACAGCCGAAGTATATGGTGGTGGAGGCACCAACTTCGATCCCATCTTTGATTACATCGAAGAGAACAATGTAGACGTAGGGTGCTTGATATACTTCACAGATGGATACGGATATGTCAGCAGATCCACTGTTCGATATCCAGTCTTGTGGGTAACAACAGGCAAGGAACCAAGATTCATCAACAATCAGTTCGGTCAAGTAGTTCACATTTAAATTTAGAGGAGCTTTAATTATGAACAAACCAATAGATCAAGCATGGCTCGATCAACTCTACCCAAACCGCACACTCAGTAGTGGGACTGCAAGCACTGTAAAACTCTATTCCGATGAGACAGAGGAACACTTGCTTGTTGACGTGCCACTAGCAGATGACACAATGACTCTCATTTGGAGGGATGCAGAGAAAGAATTGGAAAGAAAATTAAAACTTTCCCAGTGGTTTAAAAGTAGTGACTAAGTATAATTATTTATTTATAACACCCGGCTAACGGGAGGAGAAAAAACAAATGCCTAAGTATATAGTTAAGGTGGAGATCACAGAAACCTATAGGGTTGAAGCGAATCATGCGATAGAGGCAGGGGCAAAGGTATACAAGAACCCCTCTATCGAGAGTGGCACGAAAATCTTTCAGAATCCCTACTTTGGGATGCACACTGACGATTTTCATAACGTGTCACAGTCGGCTCAAGTAACAGACATAAAGGAGGAAGTATGAGTGTACCAACAAAGCAGTATCACTACGAGATGAAAATGAGTCGCAGTGTATTACTAGAAGTGAGGCCAGATGAAGAAATTGCAAAGTTGTACTTTGATGTCATTGACCTGCACAACACGATGGCAGGTCATAAGTTTCGTGACGAAAAAAGAAGGCATGCAGGGACAGACAATGAAGACACAGCAGGTGATCTCATTGATGACATCCTGTACATAGTTGAAAAATTAGATGCCCGATGCAAGGAGGGAGTATGACAATACAAGAAAAGATTGAACGTGCTGAGAAGTTGGCTTGGATTGTACATCATAATCAAGTAGACAAAAGAGGTGTGCCGTACGTGGATCACGTTAATGATGTTGCGTATCGTGTGCAAGAACTAGGACACGTCTTCCAAATAGTAGCAATACTACATGACACAATAGAGGACACCAAGTCCAAGAAACCTCGCAAGAGACTACGGAAAACGATCCGTGATGAGTTCGGAGATGTCATCTACGATGCTGTTGTAGCAATTAGTAAGCGTCCCGATGAGGATTACTTTAAGGATTACTTGGTCAGGGTAGCTGACAATCCTATAGCCCTACAGGTCAAGCTCGCAGACATAGATGCAAATCTTCACAACACATGGAAGATAGAAGATTTGTACACTGAAGATGGGGGTTGGCTTTCTGTTAGGCTGAGAGATAAATACAAGTTAGCCCTCACAACACTGGGCCAAGTGATAGTAGCGAACACATCAAACAAGGAGGAAGTATGCAATGTGTAATATGTGGGTACGAAATTCTAGGATTTGGAAACAACGCATTGCCAGTGAAGGATGGGCAGTGCTGTGGTATGTGCAACGACACTGTTGTGATACCGAAGAGGTTGGCGAATGTATTTGAAATGCAGACAAAGGAGAATAAAAATGACCAAGAAGAAAAGTAGAATCTATGCCGTTACAGGATTTGAGATGACCAAGTGGGGCAGGGACTTTGTTGCCACCTCAAAAGAGGAAGCACGTGCCAAGGCGATGGAGGCTTTGCAACACGATGGATGGGAGTACTGGGATGAATACGAATCAAGCACACAGTTCGAGGCCGTCAAGTCTGAGCCTTTGACCTTTACTATGTTTGAGCTTACCTATCGAGACCTGGCGATAGACCTTTACAAAAATTCGTTACACAACCAAGATGATTGGGTAGGCAAGGACACGTTGAGGAGCCTAATAAACCTTGAGAAAGCATACCCAGAATACTATAGTGCTATTAAAGGGAGTGCCAAGATCGACGACAAATGTTGGCGGTTAATCGAACTAAAAAGAGATCAACAAAGAACATACACTGAGCAAGAACTACGAGATCTAAACATTATTTAGGAGGTAGCAATGAGAACTAGGGAAGCACGACAGGTACGGAAGAAAGCCATAAGGCGTTGCTTTATGAAGGGGCACAGGGTGGGAGTCATCTCCAAGTCGGGGGCGATGGAATTATACTCATGTCTCAACCCGAACTGCTCACCATCTGTTACGATGGATATTTGGGACAATCCATCCATAGCTAATGGGCCAATGCAACACGTGACTTGTGTCGATAATGCCGGCTGGCTGCGGAACGTATATAATTATTATACTTTTCGGCTAGACAAATTGTTTGAGGATCTATCAAGCCAGTATCGAGCAAGGATGTAATGGACGACACATACTTTCCCACAGATGAGGAACTCAACGCTGGGGTAGCGAAACTAATTAATTACAACGCTATGCTCGCACTGATTAACGAGTGCTTGGCTGTGCTAGTCGAAATAGTCAAACTCCACGACGATGCTCGTAGCGATCTTCGAGACCCCGAAACGATGACAGAAATAAGAGATAATATTGAACACAATCTTCTGCCACAGATACAACGTATCTTTGAAATGGAAGATGATCTCGAAGATGAGATAGGAAAGTTGCAGATGCTAGGAAAGTTTGGTCAGGACAGCATACATTAAAAACCCCTCAGTGGGAGCGAGGAAGTCTCCCAGTGAGGGGAAGCACTTGAGACCGGAGGAGGAGGTCGTGCTTTTCTTTTAATTGTGTACGGACAGAGAAGCCGTAGCACATAAAAAATCTATCTGGTCAACAGTATTTAAACAAGCGTTTAGAAAACGTCCCAGTCGTAGTCATCAAGTTCTGGTGATAGATCTTGCCATCGAGTAGTAGTCTTGTCAAAGTGAAGTGCAGTGTGTCCGTGTTTGCCTATCCAGTTCCATCTCACCTTCCACACGTGTGCTTCTGGTGGCTCTTCATCAGTAGGATGACGCCAGACTGTGAGACCGATGTCGGCCTTTGCAAACCAGGCGAATGAACCTGCGATGTCATGGCCAGTAACAACAACCTTACTCTTGGAGCGTCGGTCTTGATGTATCTTCGTTGGGTGTGCTATAAAAAATACGTGTGCTTCGTGGGACTTCGCCCACTGTTGTACCTTTGTTAACATACTGGAGATGTTGTCGGTCTCTCTGTTTGTTTGGTCAAGCTCAAGATAATTGTAGGGATCAATGACTAAGCATCTGCAACCCATACGCATGACCGCCGCAGATGCCACCTCAAGTATCTTGTCGATTGTGTTTGGGCCTTCACGTCTATGATCCATGAAGATGAAGTGATCGTTCACCCAGTTAACGCTGTGATCTTTTTCTTCTTCGGACATACGGCTGGTTGGCCCAGTAAAGAATGGTTTGTCGATTAATTTTTGTGATAGCTGTGCGATGTGTAACTCAGGAGGTTTTTCAAATGAACAGTAGACTGTCTTCCATCCTTTTTCTTTTGCCAGGTTCAAGCATACCTGATCTATCAGGTCGGACTTGCCACTACTGGGGACACCAGTGACCACCGTTAACATACCCAATGGAACTTGCATGAGCTTGTCCAATGATGGGATGCCTGTACTAGCACCCCTCATCTCACCATTCTCGTATAAGTTTTGTATAGCATCCTGGTATACACTAGCATCATGCAGTCCTACAGTCGGAAGCATCTCTGCGTATTCGAGTTGCCCTTCCAGATAGTCAGTGCCACGCTCACTCAACGCTTCGGAGGCATCCTTGTATCCACTTAGATCTATTGTCCACACCTTGGATCGGCCTATTCTGCGAATGATCTCATCTTCCAGGGCCTTACCTGCTGTGTCTGCATCCGTATTAAGAATGATTCGCTTGGCAGATTCCAGTTGCTTCTTGGCTCTCCAGATGTATCGGAATTTGTTGTCGTGTTTGGGATCGAATGATCCGTCTTTCACCTTGGCAGGGGCACCATTGGGTATACTGAGAACTGTTAGACCTTCGGGTAGTTCGCAACTCATCCATGCCAACGCATCAACCTCACCCTCACAGATCAATACATCGTTGCCGTTAACATAGGAGTCTAAATTGAAAAAATCTTCACACACATTTTCTTGTGAGAACTTTTTGTCATCGTCGGCTGATCGCCACTTGACTGAATTAACAGTGTCCCCGTCTTTGTACTTGAACCCAACAGCAGGGACGATCTTACCATTAAATCGGTACGTACCTAGTATCGTGTGTTCTTCGATGATTTCCTCTGCAATATTCCTTCCCTTTAAATAATTATATGCAGATGTATTTTTTGTTTCGGTGGGTATCGTGATTGGTTTTTGTGTTCTAGGCATAGGTTCCATTCTTGGTAGTCTGTTGTCGTGCATCCAGCCACCTTCAGTGTCGCAGTGGTGGCAGTGATATTGTACACCCTTGGAGTCAACATTAATTGAGAGAGGTTTATCTTTTGTATTCCTACTGCGAGTGCCCTGACACTCTGGACATTCTTGCTTGTGCTGTCCGTAACTTAGATTCTGAGCTACCCTTTGGATGTCGGGTGCTATTTGCATTACTCCTCCTTATCTAAAATCTCTTTCAACTTATTAACTACTAACTCTTTATTACTTAACTTGGAGATAGCAATTATGGTTCTAGGTTCTTCTTTATCTAAACCATGTTCAATAGACTTATACTTAACTAGTCTATCATTTTTATATACTTTATTCTCTAGTAAATCTAGTATAAGACTCTCGTCAAGATCTGGGCGTCGGGTACGGTAGAAGATTTTCATGGCAACAGCTACGTCTTCCTCGAATATTTCCTTTCGGATGGGGCACTGCATCTCAAAGCCCTTGGCATATTCCAGGGCCTTCTTGCTCTTGATACTTCTAACTTTTTGTCCGATGCGAACAAGCCTACGAGAGTTGGCCTTTGATGCTGGTTCACCAAGGATCGTTATCGCACACACTTCATCGTCGATAGACTTGCGTTTTGTTGCTCGTTTTCTTATCATAGATCGTCTCCGGGAAGAACATACTAACACAAGTATCAGTCGGAGGCAATAACAAAGGAGGAATATTTGTCAGATAAAAAGCGTTACAGGGTGTACGAGGGGGTAGGAACCCACGTACCCAAACCAGGCCGTAAGCGAAGGTGGGATGACCTTCCACTGGAAACCATTGGAGTTGGTGACATGATAGAAATTCCACTGGAAGAGGAAGAGACTGCCAAGCTAATGAGGGCAGTGCGTTCCTATGCGTATCGGACTGGCAAGGAGCAGGAGAAGAAGTACAGTGTAGGTAAAACAGATTACGGAATCGGAATATGGAGGAGGGAATAATGGCTTACGAAATACAGAAGAACGTACCAATGAAGACAATGGTAGGAGTGAATGGCACATTTCCACTAGATAAAATGGAAGTGGGTGATATGTTTGAAATTGATTTGGCACTTGAATTTCAACTGGACGAGTGGTTAGATGCCGACTTTGAACGGTTGGAGAAACTTGCCAGAAACCTGCGAGCGAGTATCTGGCGGAGAGCAAGTGAGATGGGTGTCAAATTACAATTCAGAAGACTAGACAAGCGTGATAAAAATCTACAATTACCACCAACGCTAGGTATTTGGAGGGTGGGGTGAAGCTCACTAACAATTTTGACGCACCAATAGAGTTCGTCAAGGCAGTAGAGGATGACAAGTACAGCAGGGGAGATGCAGATATCTCTGTAACTTCTCTCATCCAACCACCACAGATCGGTAGGCTGTACGAGAAGCACGATGATGAGTTGTCTACAGATGTAGATGACAAGATGATCACCTGGTTAGGCACCGTTGTTCACAATGCACTGGAAGAATATGCTGAAGGTGTAGCAGAGGAAAGGCTTTACGCTGAGTACGATGGGCTACGGATATCAGGTGCGATAGACTTGGTAAGGGAAGGCGGTCATGTGACCGACTATAAGTTCAGCAAGACAGGTGCCGTGCAATACGGATTGAAGCCTGAGTGGGAAGCCCAGATGAATCTCTACGCCTGGTTACTTAGGCAAAATGATAGAGAGGTTCAGAGCCTACAAATCGTTGTGATCTGCAAAGACCATAACAAGCTGTACGTAGGCAAAAGAAAAAACTACCCAGCTAGTATTATTAATTCTTTACCAGTCCCGCTTTGGCCAGAGAACAGGCTAGAGCGATACCTCGCTGAGAGAGTGGAGATACACACAGCAGAGGATGATGTAAGATGTACCGAAGAGGAACGATGGTGGAACGCAAGGAACCAAGAGTACATGAGATGCGAACACTACTGTGGTGTTGCAGATTTCTGTACACAATTTCAAGGAGGAGTGTAGGATGATTAATGAAAACGGTGTATCTGTAGATGGGCGACCACCTATAGAGGCAGAGATAGCCTTTACCGAAGAGCACCTCAAGAGCCTGGATAATGGGGAATTACAAGAGATGATGGGCTATCATCATGGTCATAGGGCTTTATCTTTTTTCGAGTGCTTGTGGCCCCAGGCAAGGGTGGCAGATTACTTGGGCTGTTCGGAGGCCACTTTGTTGAATTGGAGGACTGATGGCTATGGTCCAAAATTTTATAAGTTTGGAGAATGTTTTAACAGTGGGCCAATCAGATACAACAGCTTTGAGGTAGAACAGTGGCGACGAGATATGGAAGGACGGCCAGTATTTAAAAACCTCAAGGCCGCCCAAAGATATATTGACAAATTATGGATACAAAACAAAAGAGGAGAACATACAAATGGCCAAGCTAACGTATAAAAAAGTCTACGACACGCTGTCGCAGATCAATGTAAATGAACATACTGAGGAGAAGATGGGGCTAACGTACCTGAGTTGGTCTCAAGCTGTCAGGATTTTCACAGAGAATTTTCCTGAGTGGAGCCTGAAGTGGCATGGAGCTAATGATGCCAATGGGGTTCTGCGTGATGTCGTTTACTACGAAGGTGGCACAGCTTCAGTGACCTGCTCTGTTGCTATCCCTGATGGGGATGGTGGGGAACTGAAGAAAGAAATGTGGTTGCCCATCACAGACCACAGGAACCAAGCAATCGTCCACCCTGACAGCATGGCAATCAACACGGCTAAGATGCGTTGCCTGACAAAGAACCTAGCCATGTGGGGCTTGGGCTTATATGTGTACAGTGGGCTTGATGATATCTTCTATGAGGCACCCTCAAAGGCTACGGCTAATGGGGTTAGCAAGCCAAAGAAAAAGCCTAGCTCAAAGAAACCTGTTCAAACAAACAAGAAGGCTGATGATCAGGTAGATGAAAAGATCGTGATCTTAAAGAAGACGATCAACGATCTAGCTAAAGGTGGATGGAGTATTGAGGACAAGGATTTGCAAAGCGACATTAAGAAAGCTATTACTGATCGTAATGCAAATAAGGTAGTAACATTAACAGAGAACATACAAGCGTTAGGACAACAAGCACTTCAACTTTCGGAGGAAAAATAGATGGCGATAGATTACAAGAATCAACCCAAGGTAGACTTTGCAGTATTTCCAAACAAGTACGCAAAGACAGATAGGCATCCAGCAGAAGTAGGCAAGATTGAATTTACAAGAGAGTTTATGAAAGTCATGGTGGATGAGGTTAGAGAAGGACGTATGCCCATATTAAAAGTCGCAATGTGGAACAGGGTATCGAAGGCAGGGGCACCGTACAAGAACTTCCGCTTAGAGTTAGAACACAAGCGAGAAGATGCACCTGTACAGAAAACAGAGGAGAAGAAAGATGACGGACTCGACCTCCCCTTCTAGGCGACAAACCTCTTTGCGTTTATCTCAAGAGTTGTACGAAACCTGTCGTATAGAGGCTGATACGAGAGGCATAAGTATTAACCAACTTGTAATACACTGCATAGAGTCATACCTGAAATCAGCAGTGCCCTGCGAAAAGGTCCAACTAGGTGTGAGATGGTGGGAAAAAAAAGAAGTTTAAGTTGAGCTAAGTATAATTATTTAACAGAAGGGGCTAGTGCCGGATCTTGGAACGTCTGGCCTAGCTTAAACAACCAAGACTCAATCCCTGTTGGACTGGTCCTCACAACAGGTGGTGCCCTTCGCAGTGAAAGGAGGAGTTCGATGGATTTCCAACTGACTAGGTGGACATTCTACGCAATGTTTATCGTAGGTATAATAGTGTGGTGTTGGATCATTTTGTTAGACAGCAGTAACCGCAGATGAATGAAGTTAAGATCCTCACGGGCGAGTGCAGAAAATCTTTACAGACACTTGAACCGCAGAGCATCAACACCTGTGTCACTAGCCCACCCTACTGGGGCTTACGAGACTACGGCACAGGTACGTGGGAAGGTGGAGACCCTGACTGTCCACACATGAGACTGACAAAGATTAGTAAAGACACTAGCACTGGGCACAGAGGTATGTACGATCAGGGCAGTGTGGTAGGTGACGCCATATACAAGTCATCGTGTCCTCAATGTGGAGCGACACGTAAAGACGAACAGCTTGGACTAGAAGATACACCTGAAGAATACGCAGAAAATCTTGTGTCAGTTTTCAGAGAGGTCAGACGTGTACTAAGAGATGATGGTACTGTCTGGTTAAATCTAGGAGACAGCTACAGTGGTAGTGGTAAGGGGCCTCCAGGTAACCTTAACAAAGACTACCACCATTTAGAACACGCACACAGCAAGATTGTTCCTGATGGCTTGAAGCCAAAAGATCTAGTGGGTATACCATGGCGTGTAGCTTTCGCATTACAAGCAGATGGTTGGTATCTAAGACAGGATATTATCTGGCACAAGCCTAACCCAATGCCGGAATCTGTCAAAGACCGATGCACTAAGGCACACGAATATATATTTCTACTTAGTAAGAATAAAACCTATCACTTCGATCCCAAAGGAATTGAAGAGAGGGTGAATCACGACACAAGGAACAAGCGAACTGTATGGACTGTGAACGTAGACTCATACAGAGAAGCTCACTTTGCTACCTACCCACCCGAACTCATACGGCCATGTATCATGGCAGGGTGCCCAGAAGGTGGTACAGTTCTCGATCCCTTCGCAGGTAGTGGGACGACAGGAATGGTGTCGGCACACAATGATCGCAACGCTGTGCTGTGTGAGATTAACCCAGAATATGTAGAAATTATTCGCAAAAGGATGGACTCAGATATGTTCATTGCGTTAGTATAGATATGTTACAACAGCAAAAGGGGATAACCGTTTCGCTGTCGGATCAAGAGGTGCAAAAGGCTAGGGAGTTTGCTCGCAGTAAGGCAGTTGCAAAGCTGACGGAGAAAGACCACCAGATCGACAACAGAAGTGAGGTCAAGCGATCTTTCACAGGCATGACTGGAGAGATGGCAGTCGAGAAACTATTGGGCCGATCTTTTGTAGACTGGACAGTCGGTCACTCAGGTAACTACGACCATCCAGACCTTGATCCAATCGGAGTTAAGCTAGGTGTGAAGACTGTGACTAAGGGTCTACACCATGCAATAAATATAGACAACACGTATGACCAAATACTTGTTGTAAAGATAGATGATAATACGTATGAGGTTTGTGGGCTGGCCAGTGCTGAAGTTCTGAACAAGTACCAGGACGCAAGCCTCATTAAAGATAAGCGTATGATAGAGCGTAAGACAGGATTTGTAGGGTATGACCATCTCATACCAGCAGAATTTATTAACGAGTACATTGATTGTATCTATGGAGAATTATGTTAAAAGCTGATGGGTTAGATGACGCAGTAATCGGAAAGACATATGACGTAGCTGTTCAAGAGTTTCGCCTGGTCTACAGTGTAGATAAGTGTATCAAGATCTTAATGGATCGTGACGGCATGAGTCATACCGAAGCCAGGGAATACTTGGAGCATAATACCTTGTGTGCATACGTTGATCAGGGCCAGCCGATCTTTGTAGACTCTGAATGCTTTGATGAGATTGAGGACCTCTATGACGAGTAAGTCTGAACGAAAGAAAAAAAGATTTAAGAAACATTTTTATAGTGTTGAGCGAGTAAGGTTCATAGCTAGTCACCCTTGCGAGCTAACTGGAAAGCTGTGCAGTATCCATAACGCACACATGAAATCACGGGGAGCAGGGGGAACATATAAGCACGTCGTGCCCCTGCATTTCCTGGCACATAAGGACTTCGATGAGATGGGGAAAGAAAAGTTTGAAAAGAAATACGGAAGAACTAAACAATCTGTAAGAGACAGAGCAGAGTATTATCATGAACAGTGGAAGGTATACTGTCATCAAAGTCGAGGTTATAGCCTCGCATACTAGGAGGGGTAATGATTGATTTAGAAAAAGTAATTAATTGGTTTTGTTTGCTCACTGCGGTATGGCTTGTCGGATGGCTTTCGCATCTAGCAACAATGAAAGCTGTAAGCAAAGAGATCAACACACTGGTTCCCACTCATATGCCGGCCCCTGTGGTGCATGAGAATACGATACCATTCCCAGGCATAAAGAGGATGAGTCAGCTAGACAGCATAGCTTTCTGTCATGCCTTAATCACAAGAACTTCTAACGATTAAATGAAACAGGTTGAGTTTGTTTGTAAGCATTGTGGTCACCGCCAGATCTTAACAGACTGGGACACCTGTGCGTACTGCAGTAAGCCTATCGACAAGTCGGTGAAGAAGCCCTCTAATCGTCAAGAACAAGCAGAGCAATGCCACCACCAATGATCGCATACGGAACCCCTGCTCTTATCTTGCTGAACAGGCTACCCTTGGCGACCTTCTCCCATGCATCCGACTCAGCATTCAGGGCAGTGATCTCAGCCCTGAGTGCTTGGTTGACCTGTTGTTCCCGTACCCACATCGAATCAATCACCGCAACTCTACGCCACAGCATGAGATTTTCAGCCTCTAAAGTTTCTACCTGATCCTGGTAAGCTGAGACCTCTCGATCATGGTCTTCTTGGATCTGGTCAAAGACAGGTTTTAAGCCCTCGTAAGACTCCAAACTATCCCGAAGTATTGCCATGTTGTCCGTGAAGCTCTCAGATGCTTCTAAAGCCCTCTCAACAGCATCGGCACGTACCTCAGAAATGGAGTCGTGAGCGTAGTCCAGGCTATCTCGTAGTACCTCGTAGTCTTGGGTAGCTTTTTCGAGGGACACCTCAAGCTCTTTTCTTTCTACCTCTAGTATTCGTACTCGTTCTTCTGCAATGAGTGCATCCGTCTTCGCATCTCCGACATAACTGTATGCCAATCCCAGGAGTACAAGGACTCCACCCAGTGTCAGCATTTCTTTTGATCGAATCATCTACTTACCCCGTGATTTCTAAAAACCCCCTACGGGGGTTTTCTGTAATTATATATTTCTGTGTGCTATCACCGAAATTTCTGTATGTACGTAAAATAATTATCTTCAGCCGGCAGGATTGTTTCCGTCTTCTTCGGACGGGCGAATCTTGTAGGCAGTTACGTGTCTCCAGATTCTCTTACCACTGATTCCTGTGGCCCTAGTTTTCACCATCTTGTTGGTGCATTCTAAGCGTCCCTCATCTTCCAAGATGTCGAGCCTCTGGTACACTGCATTGTCGGACATCTGCAATAGCTTCTTTAGTTCCTTCAACGTGTATACATTTTCTTGGTCACGTTTTCTGCCAGCTTCAAAAGCCTTCTCAATTTCTTGTATAATTTGCTCTGATGTTAACTGATTCATACCTCTCCCTTGATTGGGGTTTCTCTGGAAACATTCGACAGCAAAGGCCGTACTTCAATATCTCCATCATCGCTAATAATGACAACCAATAATCCAATGCTGGCCATGTTTTCTACAGCTATCCTGTGTACCCACTCAGTAGCTAACTGAAACGCTGGTGTACTGATCATTCGAGTGACACCTCGATGGTCATAGCCACTGTCCATGTACTGGTGATTGTGACTGCGTATTCCAATGTCGGCTGGCCTCTTCTCATCCCACGCCTTTTCGAGGTTGCCTCTTTTCATTTCCTGCCACATCTCTAGTGCGGCTTCGGCCCACGCATCGAAAGCGTATAAGCGACTGTAACCAGCCCTGGTGTTCGCTCGCTGTCCCATCCTACCATGATGGCTTATCGAGAGCCTAACGTCCCCTATGTCCAGCCTACGCCTATAGCTGGAGTACATCCCACTATCAGGATCTAGCTCTACGGGCCACCCTTGACTGTGTAGTGCCCGTGCAATCCCTTCCTCTGACTCTGCAGATCTACCTACGTGAGAGGGAGTTCCTCTCATCACGTGGACCTGCTTTGGCTTGAGTGCCAGTGGTACTCCTAGACATTCCAAGGCTGTACGTATGTGGATACCTGTCAGTGGCGATGCAATCTGTGGTGTTCGGTGGTGATCTCCATCAATCATGTCACCGTTCAGTACAAGGTGCAATGTCTTCCTTCGTGCTAAACTCTTGACTGTATCCCAGTGATTTTCCCATTCTTGCCATAGCCATTTCTGAGCATCGGATGGCTCATACCAACCACCGTCATCCAGTTCAATCCCAGTGGATGGGCACAAGCCTATTGTTGATCCACAGTGCAGGTCACTAGCGACTGCTATGACTGTAGACATATGTCTCCTCCTTACCGATCTTCTCCACCTAGTTCTAGCCTGACCTTTAGTAAGGCCAGTTCTCTTTCGAGTAAGTGAATCTGTTCAGTTAAATTATTTAGTCGTTCCGTCAACAATCCAGAAGTTCCTATATATTTTCTCTGTCTGTCTGCTATATCTTCTATCAAAACAGTATTAGCTACGTCCCGATTTTCCATATCACGAAACCTTGCACCTGCATACCAGGTAGCCACCAGTATGCTGATTGCAAACCCAATACTAACTGCAGGTAATGACGTTTGTTTAGTGATGGCCATTATCTAATTGGACTCCCTGCCTCTATGCTTCTTAACATTTCGTCTATCAGACTACCTGCTTCAGCGGAGCTTGAGCTTGGCCCCATTGGGGGTATGACTGGCAAGCTGTCTGAATCATCTATAGGTAAATCTCCACTCCCTAACGGTGTAGCCGCTAATGCTTGGTCAGTCATCACACTTAAACCAGGTATTAAAGCTAACAAAGATTTTAGCCCACCTCCTGCGAACTTCTTCCTGGCAAATTCTCGTAACCGTCCTGGTACCCCTTCCCAACCTGGTCCAAATCCTATTCCTTTGGAGTCTCGAAGCTTGGGACCATATTTATAGTCCATTTCTTTTCGCCATAACTTAGAAGCGGACTCGCTTGCGTCCTTCACCCTATCACGGTGCATAGCCGTTACCGCTTCGCCAAAGGCGGGAGAACCCCCCTTCCATCTGGACACCCCTGAAGGACGAGATACATTCCTACCCCCTGTGACGCTCGTGCCTCCTTCCTGTGTCAAGGAGCGAAGGCCACCTCGCAGGTTAACCGTCGGTGCAGGGTCTTTTAAGTCTTTGATTCTCCTAAACTCACGCATGAGGTTTTTATCTCGCACAGCCTCCCCAGTGAAATCTTCTATAGCCTTTCTGAGGGCCACATCCACCTCTCCCTCTGGAACGGATGACAGATCGAAGGGCACCCTTTTAGGCACTGTTCGGCCATAACGCCAATCAGATTCGTCTGGTAGCTGACCCGTGAGAAGGTCTTGATGGCGTTCATGTGCCTCCCTCAGAATGCTTTCTATACGAGGTTGCAACAACTCCATAATGTTTTCGTCCTGCCTAGCCTCTATTGCACTCAGCAGTGCCTTGCGAAAGGGTCCACCTAATGGATTCTCAATAGCCCTCGGACCCGTACCTATAGGCGTATACAAATTGCTTGGCATTCTCCCTTTCAGCTTTTCCAGTTCTCCTAGACCCATGTCTGCTAACGGAGCCGTGTCCCTCCACTTAGTTGGGCCACCTGCTTGTAATCCCATTATACCCTTATACATCTTACTGTCCTTTTTTCTATGGTTTCGACTCAAACTTCAGTCCATATCTTTTTATCCAATCCTTTACATATCTGTTGTTCCATCCCAAGAGCGTTGCGGCCTTGTCTACATCGTTGCCACTTTCGGCCATGGCCAACGCTACTCGTTCTCGTAGGGACTTACCTTCAAATAGTTTTCTCCTTCTTTCCATCTCAAGGGCTTCTTGTCTTATCCCTTCTGACTTCTCTTTTGCCTTCCTTTTTTCAATCGTCTTTATAGCAGTAGCCTCCCCTCTAGGTGATGGACGAATAGCTTCTCTAACTTTTCTTCTTCTGGCTACCTTTTTGGCTGTTCGACCTTCTTCTAAATATTTACTTAGGTATTTAATTTGTTCTGACGGAGGTAATTTCTGAAACCTTTCTAAAAATTCCGTGAAGGGAATAGCCTCTCGTACCACCTCTAAAAGTTCAGGCTGAACACGTCCAGTTCGTGATAAAGATCCTTGAGGGATTTGTCTAATCCTTGGCTTGTTAAAACCTAGCTCAGTATACATCTTACTCAGACCCTTTTGTACACTATCTATATTGTAGTTTTGGAATTGACCTGTCTTTGCTAGACGGGCCACGCTATACTTCATTTGATAATTACCTGCCCTAGCAAGTTTATTGTATGCATCTAAGTCCCAGCCCTCACGGGCCATCCACTCTTCGGGGTTTATATCACTGACTTTTTTCCAAACACTACCATCATCATGTGCCTCAATTCTTACTAAAATCTTTTCCTTGCCGCTTCCCTTAACCTCTACAAGATCACCGACATTATAATCTTTATTTATACTTCCTCGACTTGTACCAGTCCTATCCCCACTCTTAATTAAATCCATGGTGGACTTACCTTTAAATTGAGGCTGCATATTCAATCCATATTGCCCATCTTTATAGTTCATTGGCATTACTTTAGAGTGGACCTTCGGAGGTATAACCTGCACACCCTTTCTACCTACTCGCATTATTCCAGTAGACGGCAGATCTTCGAGACCTTCCAAGATGTTCTTGACAACTTGCCGTGGTGCTACTGGTTTCTCCTCCATAAATCCACGAGACTTACCTTCCAAGGCTTCGTCAAGAATACGCTCCTGTTGCTCTGCTTCAATCTTACTCTCTTTTGCCCAATCAACTTTTTCTTTTTTGACAAATGGCAGGGGTTCAAGTCCCCGTTCTTCCCGTACTTTGTCTCGAATACCACGTACCAGGCGTTGTTGGAGTTTATTTAGATTTTGCGGGTCTGCATTCGCAGCCTCCACCAAGGAGTCGTACTCTGAAGGTAATAGTTTACGGCCCTTCATTGACCCCATCATACGAGCAAAATGAGATTGGCCAAGGAGAGTTTTCCGTTCAGGGACACCTTCTGTAAATATTTTATGGTATTCTTCGCCATGGTTTTTTAGTATATAATCTGCTTCGTCGTTAAATATTTTTATCTTCTGTTCGGGAGTAAGGTTTGGGTTGGCTTTTAGGCGTTCAATAAAACTTTGATTAGGTAGTAGTTGTCTGTTAATCCTAGTGTCAACTCCCACGCCGCCCTTAACAAAAAACTTTCTCATGTAACCAGGTAGCGTTTGCCGTTCGCTGGCCGGTAATTCTACCTCATAGGAACCAGGAGACCCTGCCCTCATATCAGGATCTGTCATAAAGCTTACTGCTTTCTCTTCTTTTATTATATTTTCCTTTATTTCTTTCTCGATCCTAGCTTCTGCTTCTTTAGCTTTATCTATCTGTCGTTGGCCAAAGTAACTACCCTCTTTAATAGTTTCACTTTGTATTGCCCCACGCCTTCCGCCCTCTTCCACGGCTCTTTCAATTTTATTTTTGTCCTCTACGAACCCTTCTCTTATAGCCCTCCACTCTGGGTGGTTCCGCAATTCTCTGGGTATATTTTTTTGTCTCGCCCCAGTCTTAAGATTCATAAATTCATTTCCATCAGGAAGCCATTGCCAACCCAGTGCGGTTTCTATCTCTTTTCTTTTATCATCTCTAAGCCAAGCAGCTACAAGGTCTTCCTTCTCTTGCTGGGCACGCAGTGGGTTCAACTCTTTGGGGCCTAAACCAAGATCCTCAGACTCCTTCATCATTTTCCTTAACTGAGGTGTCAAGAGTTCAGGTTCTTCTATCTTGGTCTTTGGATACCCCCAGTGTTCATAATCACGTTTCGTTAATGGAATTTTTCCTGTTACGTCACGTCCAGAGGGGTCTGGCTTGTCATACTTTTCTGGAAATTTCTTACGAGGACGCCCTCCACTCTTGCCCTTCTCAATAGGGCCATACTTCTGTAAGTCCGACAGGGCTTGGCGTCCCCGTCGGGTAGCGAGGCCAGATATAATAGGAAGTAACCCCAGAATACCAAACCCTGATCTTGCAACTTCCTCCCCAGGAACTCCTTTGCCTTTGAGTAAAGACCTTAAAATATTTATACCACCTAGCCCTATATCAAAGACATCCTGTCCAAAACTTGTAGCAGGATTAAGTGCGACACCTAGTGCCAATAACGAATTTGAATAATCCGTTGCCTTATCTAACGCCGTGTCCGCACGTGACGTTAAGTCTTTGATACCGTTAGACATTAATTATCCCTGCCCATTTTTATCTGCCTTAAAATTTCATCTTCACCAGTACCTAGCTCATCTGCTGCCGTCAACTGATCAAACGCAAGGCCAATAGCCGGCCCAAGAAGAAAAGGAACTTTCTTCATTATGCTTCTAATTCCTTGCCACTTCACCTTATCTGCCATTGGTTTCATCACGTATCTACCGTCACGATTTAGCGTCCAAGGGCTTCCACGACCAGTGACGGGCTTCCCTGCTGCATGGTATTCTGCTCGCTGGGCTACGGCATCATATATTTTCTGCCTTTCTGGAGTCCGCTTCGGCATCTCCGGCATATTTCGGGGCCTATAAGACATGATGCCCCTTGTATTTTTTGGTTTACGTGAACCTTGTTGCCATTCACTAATGGACTCATCAAATTCTGAGTCAGTCAATCCATAAACAGATTTAGCCCAATCCCTCAAATGCTCCGTAACCCTTGGAGTTAATGTACGGGTATAATTTGGATCTAAGTCCTTGATACCGTTAGCCATTATCTCCCACCTCTACGTTTTTTAAGAAGTAGCTTGTCCCTGTATAACAACGGAATTGCTTGGGGAATTACAATACTCGCCACTCCCTTAGCAATATCTGTTGCTGACGCATCGCTTAACGCATCTTTTGCTTGTTCAATTATGTTGCCCCCTTCAGTAGGGCGGATGGTTGTCGTGTTGCCATGAGTCAATATATTGATCGGATGATTTTTATATATGTCTCGCTCAAGCAGATTGTCTACCATTAATTTTAAATGAGGGGGAACCTGTTCTATATCCGCATCTGGATCTAAGGCGTGTGTTCTCTGTAAATATTGTACTGCTCCAGCAAAAGCATCAGCATATAACTGATCAGGTTGCCCTTGATAACGAGCTACTCTTTCCATCTCGCCTGTCTTTGGGTTACGGCTTTCGTAGAAACCACCTTCAGGCATCTCTGCGGTCAGCCGGTATTGTTCGAGTGCGTCTGATATTTGCTTTCTTTCTTCAAACCCTTCTCTGTCATCGAACGACCGCCTAAAATCGTCATGATGCCCAAACTCATGAGCTAACGTCCGCCTTCCTGAAAGATAACGGTCAGATTCAGGATCGAACTCACCTCTTGGAAAATATTCATCGTACATAACAATTTTGTCTGGGCTTCCCCGTTGTGCATACGCCCTAGCCGCTTCTGGGGTATGCACATCGTCCTCTTGATATGGACGAAACGCTACCTGCACAGGGCCACGATCTTCTCGTTGCACCATAGCTTGTAGGCTGTCAGCAAGTCCCATCATCTCTGATGGCACATTAAAGTGACTTGAAGCATGGCTAGTAAGCTCAGTCTCTTCTGCTTCTGGACCCTTTTTTGTAAGTGCGTCTATTACTTTTGTAATAATACTCGAAGGGTCTTTTGGACGCAGTCTCCTGGGCTTGTCTGGGTTCAAACCTCTAATACCGTTAGCCATTAGTGCCCCACCTCGCAGGAGATGGGCGTGCCATCATGCCCCTGCAGTCAACGTGTGTAAATGAATTGTATCTCCCGATACCCAATAGATCTGCTTGAGGATGTGTCTCTAGTAGGTCGGCCACCTCCTTGGGTGTCTTTCCTTTCTTGGTAACATCACAAGCTCCCAACGTAAGGTGCATTGAGTTGGGCACCCCACCGATTACTTCGTTGTATTCCCTGTCACGATACCAGGAATTAATTAACACGGGTGCAATACCTTCTGCTTCCCGTAGCCATTCTAGTATTGAGATCAGCTTAAATGCATTCTCCAATAGGTGAAGAGATGGTGCCGTAAGTTCGACACCATGAGCAGTTCTGCCGACGTCACATATTTCTAGCGGAGAAAAATTATTTATTTCTCGTGCTGCTAACCGGCTTCCGCATACTTCTATCCAATCAGATTTCGTCATCTTCCCTAAACTTTGGATTGTCATCCCTAAACTTGGGTCTCTTAGGCTGTCTCACAGCAGAGCCTATACCCTTTGCAACACCCGATATTTGCGGCCCTACATATTGTGCTATTCGAGGCCCAGCCGTCCATGTAAGTAAACCAGTGAACACTGTACCAAGCAAGGCATAGGCCGCATTCGGAACGTCACCCCACAATGCAGAATCAAATACAATTATCACACCTGAGAAGATCAGACAGCACACTAGTAGTGTCCGTGCCGCACTGAGCTTTCCCTTCTCGTCTGATAGTAGCTGTTTAAATATATCCATACGTTGTATTCCTTGCTTAAGGGAGAAACGATGGCCCTCGACCACCCGTTTCTTCTGTAAGTTCTTTGATTATCTTATTTGCCTCATTGAACCATCTTATGCGTTCCTGTCGCAAGTCTTCTTTTCCTTCCGCCCGCTTCTTCTGGCCTTCTACTCCCTCGTACTCTCCTAAAATATCCAAGTTTCGCATAGATTGTTCCTCAGTCCTCAGTTCAAGCAACCGTTGTGCAATATCCTGTAATCCAGAATACGCATCTATTTCTAGTTCATGCTTATCGTAGTACTCCCGTGCCTGTTCTTCTGTAAACTGCCTGGATTCTACCATCGCATTATGATTCCTAGCAATCTGACCTACTTTTTCTAGCCATCCATAAACACTTTCCTGATCGCCTCCTATGCCCTTATCGCTCATCCACATATTTTGACCCCAGTTGTCTTGCCAATCATCCTTGTCGTACTTGGTGCCTATCGTGGATATGCCATGCTGTTCCATAGCTAACTTCTCTGCTGTTTCTTTAAGAAACATACCTATTGGTCCTATGGATGCTGAGATAGCGTATGCGACTTTATCAGGACTAGACAATGGAGTCTCACGTAAAAATGGAATCTGGTTAGCGATCCCTGCCATCCCTCTTGCCATTGGATCAGTGCCTGGACCCTGCTGAAGTATTGGTTGAAGTTGGTCACTATAGTAATCTACGATAGGTTGCTCTCTATATCTGTCTTCATTTCTTAACATATCATAAACAGGCGACAAAACTTGAGGTAGTAAAGGATACCTGAAACCCTTTCTTATCGCATCAAAAGATTCTCTGGTAGCATCCTTCCAGCCATGACCTTCATCCAAGACTGCTTGTGTTATTTGTTGGGGAATAACTGTAGTTACTATCCCTAGTTCATGGGGCATAGGGTATCTCATATAGGTGCCATCACCTATAGGAATCAGCATATACTGTGAACGCTGTATTGGAGATAGACGACTGAACTCCTCATCATCATCGTTCAGTAAGTAAAGCAACGATGCCACAGTTCCATGGACCATCATCCTAGCCCAAATCTTAGCACGATCCCGCTTCCAAAAAGGAAGAGCGTCCCACTCTGTACGAGTATACCCATAGTGTCCCGTCGTTGGGACATTTGTTGTATCACCCCTAAAGACAGTTCTCCAGGAAACACTTGCTCCCTGTAAAGCTCCATTAATAAATGGAGCTACGGCCGCCCACAACCTAACAAGAGGGCTACCCCCTGCTGTACCATAATTTATTTGTTCTATTGCAGAACGCTGGGCAGTTTCCCTATTCCCCGTCTTAGCCAGTTGCATCTGGAAGACTGCCTTTCTACCAGAAAGCTCTACATGGGACGATATAGTCCCCATCATGTGCCATGCTAAAGGCACCCACTGCAATGGATTAACTACTTCTTTGAGTCCCCACCTATCGGGACTCATATAATCTATGGATGCCTTTAACGCCTTACTAGCTAGAGATAAAGGCTTCTTCGATTCGGCCATTTCTTTCATCAAACTTCCTTCAAAACTATCAGCTAGTGGGTCTCTAGTACTTTTTGCTTCTGTATAATCAAAGCCAAAATCTCCCCCATGGTTTCTCACGAACATGACCGTATCGCTTGCTTTGTCCTTATCAATTAACGCCCCACTCGTGATCAAAGTTGGATCAGCGACGTTATTCAAAAGTTCCATGAAAAAGTTGACGCCCCCGTCACTAAACCCATGAAAGAACATACCTAGCATACCATCTCTCTGTAGGTTTCGTTCTATAAACCCTATGGATCTAGTCACCAGTTGCCGTACTGCATCCGAAGGAAACCTTAACATCTTCCAGTACCAACTATCCTTAACAGGCTCTGGCCCTTGACCAGCTATTACATTCCACAGTCTTTCTGGGCTGAACCCTATCTGCATGGCGGCCCTTACCACAGCTTTGTCATCCACCTCATAGATTTTTTCAATACCCTGCTGTTTCACACGTATATATCTATCTGGATTTGCTATAGCCGTGCTTCTTGAAACCTTGCCCGTTACATCCCTAGCCCTTCCCAGTGTTTCTTCATCACGTACAGCCCGATTTACCCAAATATTATTTGCTGAATCACGCAATACAGCCATTGCATTCATTGCATTATTTGCGAACAAGTCATCATGTATAGGTGACTCACTGGCCTTTCGACTCCTAGAAAGCAGATCATCACTAATTACCCTGGTGACATCCATCTGTCCATCTTCTAAAAATTCAGGAGCGATATACCTTGGGATATAGGGCATCTCTGTCAATATATCATACCTTTGCTTCGTGATCAGTTCAGCATTATAAGCTGTCTTTAAACTGTGATTTGTAAACTCATTAAGAACATCCCAAAACTTTACAACTGGACTATTAATTTTTTCCGTGTGTAATATAAGGGCGTCTAGCTTTGCTTCGTAATCATTAGCACTCAGCCTGTCTCCTACTTTTTTCTTTGGAGGAATCGTATCGCCTTCTTTATAAACTGCGTCGGGGTCAACTTTTTTTGTTATTTTATTTATGTTTCTTTTGTCTGATCTATAACGACTTATATCCCTTTCCTTTTGTATTTTCTGTTCAGGCGTAACAGCCTCTCTCTTTAGCCAATAGTCATGTCGCCTCTTTTGCCATTGCAATGATTTGCCCAACCCGTAAAGAGTGGCTACCATCTGATCTTTCGGGGCACCATCTATAATTGCGAATATTGCATTCAGACCAGGAATCCTGTCCATGCCATATTTTTTCTTTAGCAAATCACTTCGGACAGGTATAACCCTAAACATCCCCCTCTCTGCAGTTTCTCCTGTAAAGGTTACAGGACCATCATTCATCAAAGACTTAACATAATTACCAATATTATCAGCTACACTTTTTGCCCACAGCGTATCAGACAAAGCAGGAATCGCTGTCATATCCAAGGCTTCGGCAACCTCTTTATTTAAGCGGGCGATAGGCTCGTTCGCATTAAACATAGCCTGTATTATTTTTTTATTAAACTTAGGTTCTAATTGTTTCTCAATATCTTTTCGGAAAATTCTCACAGCATCTGCAGGGCTATCACCCCTACCCATAGACTCCCCAATAACCTCAAGAACCTTATCGAATGGTTCCTGCCCTTCGATATTCTGTGCGTCAGCTAGTTTTATAGTTTGTTCATCGAATATAGTCTGTCTTGCAAAGAACCTTGTATACTCAGAAGGCATAACATAAGGCTCTGCCCTGCCTTCTAAGATGTCTAAGGTATGGCTTAGAATTTCAGCCTGATCATCAGGTGAGCGTCCCAATTCTTCCGCCAATTCGCTTCTAACCTCTGTTAGGATTGCAGGAAATTCCGTGCCCCAAATACCCTTATCCTGATTGTGCGTAATCGTAGATTCACCTGTATCTATTAATGCTTGTTGCGTCTCAGGATTTTGTCTGAACGACTCCAAAACTAATCGTTTCATTAATGGTATACTGTTTGCAGGATCTACCCTTTTACCTCTTATCTTAACTCCTTCCTTCCAATTCTTATTATATGTATCCGCATCAAAGGAGCCTGACTTTAATGTTTGATAGGCGTGTTCAACACTTACATATTTTCTTCCGTCTATTTCAAAGGGCCTTGATGCCAAGTTGCTTAGAGATGCATTTTCACCACTACCATACCAAACATTTATTGGACCTAAGTCCAGTTCAAGCTGTTTACCTACTAAAGGAATTACTGTTCTATTCCCTTCTGATAACATTCTATAATGCTCTGCTTTGTCACTGAGTCTTTTAATCTCATCTGGAGGAAGAGGCACACTTTGCTGAATCATATTTCTGCGAGAAAGTATTCTCTTAGAAATAGCATCGACCTTCGCCTGTTCCATCTTTCGGTCTGCCTCATTCGTAGTGCTATCCCTTAAAGCTATAGCAGTCCGATACTCCTCCACTTCAGCATTGTTGGCATATCTCATCAGCCGTACTGCCCCAACAGGAAGACCAGGTATCAATTCTTTTTCGTCAGACAACAAGCCTCGTTCAGCCCTAGCTCTTTGAGCAAGCTGGCCTGTTGACATATTCGTATAGATCTGCCAAATACTACCAATCTCTGCCTTCTGTACAGCCCTGGCTATGCCTCCAAACAAGCCCTCAGTATTAGTATAGATCTTGTCCATTGCATTAGACATAATTTTTTTCTGTACTGGAGCAAAGTCCTTGTTGGAAATCATCTCAGCAAAATAGTCTGATACAGCGTGCATAAGTGCGTCCTCTAAATTTGGGGCCACACCATCCTTGTTAGTCATTTCAATCATCTTTGCTTCTAACCAAGTAAGGCCCCTACTAGCAGCCTCTGCATTTATAAAATCAGGTACAGTAGTATTAGCAACAAGCTTACCTGCCTGTTGTAATTCTGTTTCATTAAAGACTGTTCTCTGTATCGCATCAAAGATTTGAGGTCTAGCAATATTCCGCATGATCTCTGGACCTAACGTCTTGATATCAATACGAGGATCTAGCGACGAGACATTATAAATAATTTCGGTAATAGGGCCGACCTCTCTTAACGCAACTGCTGCATCACCCATATCCCTACCTGCTATAAGCACATCGCTTAGTATTGAAAACTCACTATCTGCGTCAGCAACAATCCGTATCTTTACATCCTCCTGAAAATCCAAGGAGTTAACTACATCCTTTATATAACCTTCTATCTCCCGTAATTTCTTACCAGTAACTTCTATGACTGCCTGTCTCAACTGTTGCGAACCAGGATTCATTGTAGAAGGAATGGCACCCTTTAAGATAAGATCCTTGTATACTTCTCTAGCTGTTGCAGACTCAGACATTAACTCTGCAACAGGTTGCCTTCTTAAAATGGAACGAGTGCCGTGACCCAAAAGACCCAAGTTATCTAGCTGTCGCATACCGAAACTATCGGCAAGATACGGTGCCAGCATATCCAGGAACTGCCTCGTAGTTACCGGCTTAAGATTTTTATTCCTCTTCTCTGTTTTTTCGTTGTACTCATCCGTCATTATCCTAACTTTTTGAGAGTGTTCCTTGTCTCTCAAAATATCTTTTATCATTTCAGGCTTAGACTCAGAGGCCCAGTAAGCATCTGCAGTTATTTCGGTGCCTGTTTCAGTATCAAGCCTTACCGTATTTTCATCTGCTACAAGAATCTTTGATTCCAGCACCCTTGCAATAGCTTCACCAAACACACCCTTATCAAACGTCTCACTGCCCAAGGCTAACTCTACCTCATCAGATAATTGAGATATGTCTTTGTCGAGCCTGGGAAGAGGCACCTCAAAAGCAACAGGTGCCTCTCTATCTGCCAGTTTAACGTCCCTATTTAATGCTGCCATTTGACTAACTATTTCATCAACGTGTGCATCCAGTGCTGGATCTTCATACATATCCATAAGATAGTTTTCTTTCCTAATACGTACCTTTGGAATACGTGCCAGACTGAAATAGATTAGTGCCTTCTGAGCAGGGGTTGCCTTGCTCCACTGATCTACTGCTGCGAGATCACGCAACAGCCTACGAAACGGCAAGCTGTTTACTCCCGTACCACCAGCATAGGCCACCTTTTTAATCTTTCCCTCAAGATCCTTAAGGCTTCCGTCTCCTCGTAAAAAATAATTTTTTGAGCGAAGAAGATTTATTATATCTTTATCTGTAACAGCATTCTCAGGGTTCTTGGCAATTTTTTTTCTAACACCGTCCACCAACTCACGAGTTTCCTCGTTAAGGGTCGCTAAGATTGGGGGGGTCGCAAGGCGGTTACGTTCCTCAAGGTCAACGTCTGCATCTATTCTATCTGCCAGCACCTCACTAAACACCGTATTTCTCTTTGGCTTGCTTGCAACCAATAGGTCAACAATACGCTTGGCATCCTGTGCAGGGATATTACTAGAAAATATTTTATTTGATAAACTACCCTGTAACTGGGCCTCTTGCTGAGATGCTTGTCTTTCTATCTGACGCATTTGGTCTGGCCTAATATCTTCTTCTCGTGCAATCTTTTCATCTCGCATCAACCGAGTAAGAATATCTTTCTCTATCTTGCTTACTTTCACATTCGCAAATCCACCATCTATCTCTTGATCATGGTCAACTGAATACTTCCGCACCAACTCAGTTTTTTCAAGTAAACGATTTATTTGATCTATAGTATTAGAGGCATCTATATCATGCTGTGCCAAGCTATTCGTCATACCAGATAGCCAGAAACTAAGTTGTTCTGGGGTTGCGAATCCAAGTTCTTTTGCAACTTTTTGCTGTAACTTCTCATCATTCAAAAGTATATCTGATGCATTCTTAAGCTGGTTATTCAAAAAGTTTATATGAAGTCTTTTATCTGTGTTATCTAAAGCTTCTCCTTCTTCCTGAAGCTGATTGTCACCAAGAAAAATATTTTCCATATTGGAAAGTGTTGCTTCTGGATCAGAGCCTCCAATAGGATTTTCTGTATAGAGTGTCTCATGTCTTTTTTGCAAGCCTTCCCTGCTTTGAGCAACTACCTCTAACTCTTTGGTAGCGTCAGTCATTTTCATTTCAGGTCTAAAGACACCAATATTTAACGCTAACGCCCTAGCAATTTGAGAAGGACTAAAGCTCGCATTGTCGCTCGCAGCTTTAGTTTTGTCTATCTTTACGGGAATAGAAACTTGTTCATCTATAAACTCTATTCTTTCTTCATCTAAGTTGGTGTCTACATCCTGTGAGCTTCTGCCTCCATGAATACCAAGTATTTCTTCCAAAGCAAAACTACCCTCAAGGCCACCCTCACTTCCCATTGCATACACCCACTCAGAATTACTAACTTCTTCTAGTGCATCTACCTCTATGGCATTGAGTGATCGTGCACTGTCGATCTCTTTTATGCGAGATTCCTTTTTATCCTGGTATTGCTCAGACGCTGTAAGTCCCCCATTGTCATAATTATGTCTTTGTGCATTACCAAGTATTTCCTCGATACCTTGCATTCGCTTAGATGCTTCTTCACGAATCAAAGCTATAACCTGGTTTTGTTCTTCGCCTTCTATAGACGGATCAGCTATTACAGATTGCTCTAAGGTTTTGTAATATCTTTGAAATCTATTGTACTCTCTTTCAAGACTTTTAAAGTCTGTGTGGGAACTTTGTAAACCCTGTAATATGGTTTCATTTGTGGGTATGTCCATATTTTTTTCTATGTTTTCCCAGACTGCAATTACTTCTTCTGACACTCCTTTCTCACGTAGTCTTTGTCCAACATTTTGAACATACTCTTCTCTATTTGAAAGACTATAACCGTGATCCCTTTCAAATCGTCTAAGCTCTACTTCTGCTGAAGCATCACTATTTCTATCACCGCCTGAACCATGTTTACCAGGCAACATAGCTCGCACCAACGAAGCTATAGCACCTGCTGCACCACCCACTACAAACTCTTGTTCAGCTTCTTTAGCCCAGTTCTCAAACGCTTGAGGATCATAGGCTTTTGCAACCAATGTTTGTGCTACTCCTGCGGTTGCTTCCTGTGTTCCTTCTCCCAGTCCACCTCTCAATGCAGATCCTATCGGGGCAAGCCGTCCAGGTAATGCCCTTTGAACAGGCCAAAATTTTCGATTAAACCCATATCTACCAATCTTAAGTGGCAAAACTTCAGTAAGGCCAATAACTCCACCAGCAGTAATGGCAGACAGTTCAGACATCCAAGGAAGATCCCTGCCCGATCTACGCTCATATTCATGGAATCTATCTGCCTGGGTTTCAAAGCCCATCCCTGCACCCATCGCCAAACTAGCCAAACCTACAGTTCCTAAGACTGGAAGAGAAACAACAGCACCTGGTACAGCTAATGCGGCTAAACCAGCTACACCAGCAAAGGCACCAAGCTGGCCCATAGCACCAGAGATTGCAGTACCCATTCTTCCTTGATACCGTGGATCGGCCTCTAAACCAGGAAGTACTCCTCTATCAATAATATCTTTTAATGTTTCTTCAAACGGCAACTCAATATCCGGTGTAGCCCAATTCAAAAAACCCTTTAAACCACGTAAAGGTGTAGTCAATAATTCCCTAACAGGGGCTTTTGCCACATCCTTGGCATAGCCTGGGTCTTCTTTGAGTGCCTTCAGAAAGTCCAGAGGATTGTACGAGGCTCCAACACGCTCTACAGTATCTAATGGATTGTGCTGTTGTAAGATATATCCTGGTAAACCACCACTTCGCTGGAAAGGCTGTAGTGTTTTAAGCCAATCGATATCCTGTGGTTGCTGCGTATTAATTAATTGTCTTAAATCTAAGGAATCGGGCGTGCTACCACTTACAATATTGTTATAATCTGCTTCAGGTATTTCCTGTGTAGTCCCATCGCTAAGATAAAGGGTACGCATACGTTGTTGTCCAGGCTTCTGTAATCCAAAAATGCCATTAGACATAATTTAATATCTAGGCTCGTCAGCCACTGAAGAACGCATATTTGCATTAAAGATTACATCAACCATATCAACCAGCCTACCTAATTCATCTTCAACAATCTCTTCATTTTTGCCAGTTAAACTTGTCGCAAGTATTCTTAAATCACTTATAATAGAAGCCAGGGAAGCCGGAGTTACCCGTTTTCCTGCTTCAATAGTGGCTCGAACTTCTTCTGCACGTTGTAAAAGTTCCGCCGCCTTTATCTGATCGGCTCGGTCAGCAGTTATCATTGCCTGTTTCAGTCCAGCCTCTAACTCAAACAATGACTGCCTACTACGATTTGCAGCCTCATCAAACGAGGTTAACCTACCTGTATCAATTAGTCCCTGCAGGTCTGCTATTTCTCCTCGCTGTTCTCCCTTGCGTTTCCATATAGCTGATATAGAGTCACCGTAATCATCTTTCAGCAGTAGATTGTTTATGAATGCTTGTGTTTTCATATCTTCTATCTCTTGAGCATGACTTCCTCTTAAGAGTCCTAACTCCTCTTCCTGTCTTCCAAAGATTTCTTCACGTGCCAATCTTCTGTCCCTTTCTTCGGGAGTTTCCTCTTGTCGTCTTTTTTCTTCGTCGGCAATTAAACTTAAAAGACCCGTTGCACTCCCTGCACCTTCACTCGGTGTCATTAAATCAATTATTGCATTTTCAAATCTATCCATATAGTTGCCAGAAGGATCTTCAGTATTTTGTCTACCATATCTTCTTATGAATTGTGCTGGTAATCGCCCTGCATACTGACGCCAAACTTCATCATCACTCATTCCTGTTTCAGGTGATTCTATAGGTTCCTGAACAATACGACGTCCCATCCAATCCCGTTCTACCTTATCTGACTCGTCAGCATCATTCTCAAACAAGGCTCTCACTTCACTAGCTTCTGGGGAGCGTAATTTTCCCGCAAAAGGCTCCATATCTGCACTAGTTGTAAAAGGTGCAGGGACTGATCCAACTGCATTTGCGATATCCATAAGATCCCCCATCCATTCATAACCTGCCGGCATATTATCTCTAAAATCATAAATATTAGGATTGAATGCTTCAGGATCGTCACCTTCAAAATGAGTATCTATTCCATGTACATGGGGAGCAATATTACCACCAGAATGATAGCCTGGAATTATACCGCCCTGGGCAAACTGACCTATATCTGTCGGCATTTCGCCCATTTCTCCTGGCATGACCGGCTGTTGCATACCTTCCTGCATACCCTGCAACTTCTGGTCTCTAATAGTATTAGTATTAACCTGTGGTTTTGTATCAGGATTTCTTGAGGCAACCTCAATTAAAACAGGTGCCTCCATTAATTCCAATTCCTTCATCATCTCAGGATTTTGCAGGAGCTTTTGCAAGTACTCATTAGTTACACCGCTTAATAATTCGCTTTGTTGATGTAGACTGAGTGCCATGATTATCTCCTCATCCCTCTAAGGAATTGACTATACATCGGACCCACTATACCCCCATGTCTCTGGCCTGGTATATTTTGTGTTGTCTGGGAACCAGTAACATCAGCCGTAGTTTTAGCCCAATCAGTCGGCTGTTCTCCATAGCTTGTCTGAGTCACTCCTCCCTTATAAGGCATCTTACTCATAGCTTGAGTTTGCCAGTCTATATTTTTCCGTTCCTGATCTAGGCGATTCTGGAAATCCTGATATCCAACATCTAAGGACTTCTGTTGTAGGTCACGACGCTGTTGTCCAACCATACCCAAGTCACCCAGCCTCTGCCTTTGCTGTGCTTGCTGTTGTCCCCCAAGGGTAGTCTGTGCTTGCCCTGCCCCTAGTGCGGCCTGTCTATCAGCTTGTAGGGCTTGCTGTGCAGACTCAAACGCCTTTTGTTGTCCAGTACCAATGATGTCCGCCGCTTGCTGTGAGGTATCCATGGCTTGTTGCTGTTGCATCACGCCTTGGCGATAGCCTCCAAACGCTCCTGATCCCGCAGCCTGTGATCCAATATTTTGCATTTGCTGTTGATTAAACTGAGCCAACTGTCTCAACTGAGGGTCTGTTACATTCTGTGTGTACTGACTCATATACGGATCTAAGCTACCTGCTGTTGACTGTTGTTGTCCTGCAGTCTGTAGGCTTGTTTGTGCATCAATAGTGCCCTGTGGACCCTGGCCAGTAGAATAGGCTTCTGTTGCTTGCTGTGCTGCGATTTCCTGTGGAGTAAATCCTGCAAGTCTTTGCCCTCCGTAAGGAGTATACTCACGAGATCCTTCATCTACTACACGATCTGTAAGATCTGCCCATTGCTGTTCGGTCTGTACAGGCACACCATAGTCATAAGTCTGTACTGATGAGGGAGTCGGACCACCATCCTCATACCCAGGAATAATACCACCAGATGCTCTACCCCTTAAATAGTTAGCCAAGTCTATCCACCAAGGTTTATCTTCTAACATAGGGCGTTCACCACGCTGTACGCCAAGAGAGTCAAGCCATATCATATTTTCTAACCATCTATCTCTTTCGGTTGGTTCTGGAAATTCATGTCCTGCCATTTCCAATAGCATACGAGTAGTCCTATCGGGATCTCTCATCTGTTGCCGATACCGAAATTCCGCCCTAGCTGAATCAGATTGATCTGGATATACTTGACCGCCACGTTGTAACCCCATTATACCACGCATAATTTTCTCACAGGTTTAATTCTTTTATATGACTCTATCTAAATTATTTGTAAAGCTATTCCAGACTTCTTCACCTGGCGGTGTGTCTGGAGGAATTGCTTCTGCTGCTTCTACCATATCTTCAGGATCAGATTTTAGAGTCTGATTCGCAGTTATAATAAATTCATTAGGAGCTAATGCCGCTACGACATCAACTGGCCCACCATTTTCTAGCCTATCCTGAAAATCTTCTTCTACTAAATCGTCCTTACTTACAGCAACCCTATCGTCTACGGCACCGCTACTTTCCATACCACCATCTGCAAACTCTGGTATATATCCCTTAGTTACGATACCACCAGTATTCATTTGCTGTGTACCCCCAACTTGTTGTATCATCGCCGCCATTTCCTGTGGATACTGTTGTGCTAAGATTTGTAAAATCTCATTAGATTCCATAGATGGATTCATTAATGCTTCTCTAACAATTTCCATCAACTCTGGAGGCATCGTTCCTGTCATACCACCTTCTTGGTATCCAGGTATCATTCCACCTTTTGCTACCGTAGCAACAGGTGTTCTATCTATAGGAGGTTGTTCCAGCCTATTAACTAGATCTGCATACCGTGAACCTGCTTCTGGACTGCCAAGAGGAGCAAACGGATCGGCTCCATGCTCTATACTTCCACCAGTTGTACGTGCAGTTTCTGGCATAAATCCTGCTCTATATCCTTCAGCAGTAGGTCTCAAATCTCTTGGATCTGCTGCCCTCTCAGACGTTCCTGGCATTATAGGTTTTTTAAAGGTAGGATACTCATATCCTGGCCCCATATCTGTGCCATGCCCAGACTCTCCAGTATATAAAAATTCAACAGGATCTGGAGCTTCTCCTTTTTCATCTTTAAATCCCTCTGGAGCTTCACCACCACCGTCGGGATCTGGCTCTGCACCTACTGGATTTTCAAGTAACGGATCTGGCCCTTCTAGCTGTCTGCGGGTTTCTTCTGCTATTTTTCTAGCTCGTTCATCAATCTGTGCTTGCGTAGGATTAGGTCCAAGATCTGGCCCATAAGGATTTTCATTTACTGGGGGTACCGTAGGAGTTGAGCTAATAGTGTCGTCTGTAAATGCAGTAGTCCTTCCAATATCTCCTATATCAACTTCTCCTTCTCCTTCCCCCTCTGCACCTGGTGCGGGCATTATAGGACTAGATTTTAAAGCTTCAAGGCGTTGCCTTTCAAGACGATCTCTTTCTCTTTGTGCAGCCATTTCTTGTTGTGCACGTCTATCACGCATCTCTTGAGCTTCTTTCGCTCTAAGTTCACTTAATCTACGATCACGTTCTGGATCTGCGAATCTATAATCATGTCCATACATCCCTGGCTCATCATACTCTCCACCATTTTCATAACCAGGAAGGATTCCACCATTTACCATTCTTACCAAAGTGTTTGCATAACCCTGCCTACTACTATCTATAGGGACAGCACTGGCAGTCCTGCCTTCACCCCCTCCAGTTGCCGGCATTATAATATCGGGATTCATTCTGCCAAATTGATTTAGTATATCTGCTTGAGTTTGATTATCTAAGCTACCTATTAATGTCATTAGAGTACGATTTTTAGGATCAGTATAATAATCTACTCCACCCTTAAAGACATCCGTTAGGCTTTTAGGGTTCTTCCACAAGCTTCCTAAACCAAATTCATTTTCATCAAAACTTTTTGACAATTCAGAAACTTCAACTGAATCACCACCATATTTCGCTCTAGCTTCATTAAGTAGATCCTGTTGTTCTTCAAGACCAGGCACTCCTGACGCCTTGGCCATTCCTGCCTTTAGTGCCTGATCAAACATCAAATTCTTGGCTCCGCCCACCAATGACTGCTTCCAGCTTTTGCCTTCCAGTTTGTCCTTAAGAATACCTGCTGGTACACCTATGTAGGGATTCATATAGCTCAATGCCTGTGGACCCACATCCTTAAGAAGGTCGAATAGGCCCCCTGTTAGTCCCCCAAAAAATCCACCTACTCCATAATGGGGCAATCTAGTGATTCCGCCACCTCTATAACTTGGATACCTATTCATATTAACTCGTCTCTACACCAAAGATGCTAAACGACATACTGCCCGAACTGGCGTATACCGTAACTACATCATCATCACTTAAGGTCATACCTATAATCAAAAATGCAGAATCATTCGCTGCTACAGACTTGTCATAATATATATATTGTTTCTGCTCTATAGCGGCTCCCATGGGGCGAACAGCCAATCTAAAGGTAACGGCACTACCTGTTTGATTACAGACTACTATAGAGCTAACAGTAGTTTGTGTATCTTCTGGCACGGAGTATAAGTCCGTGTTTGTTGTAGCCGATGGAGCTAGTTGCCCCAGTACTTTAAAGCTATCAGCCATTACTAGCTCCTAGCAATAAGAACTGGTATTTACGTAATGCCAAAGAAGCATCCTTATCAATGTATTGTTTTTGTGCATTCATGTCCGTGCTAACATCTTCAAAGTTTTGCTCTATAGTTCTTCGAGAAATACCTTCGTCATGTTGTTGATATTCAGGAGGTGCTACGTTTAGTGCCCTGTACTGTTTAATGGTCATCTTTTGCCGTCCGTTCTAGCGTCTAACCTCACGTCACCTACACGCCACCCGTACCCCGAACCTGTACTTTGTACCTTCATAGATATCTGCCTAGCTCTACCACGTATATGAGCTTGCTCAGTTGACGATGTTATTGTCGCAGAAGCAAGTGCAGACTGTGCTGATGCAGGATAGTCATGTCCGTTGATACTAAGCGTTACCTCACTACCAGAATCACCATCCCTAAATTTAATATCAGGTATCAATTTCTTAAGAAACCAAAACTGATCACCCTCTCCAAGATCCATGTCGGCAGTTTCTATATAAGCTGTTAAAGCTGTGCCGTCATCGTCGTGCCCATTTTCATGGTTGTATATAACATTTGGATAAAGCCCTGTAGCTAGGCTTCCACCACCAGTTTCTGAAGAAGTAGCTAAGTCTCCCAACGTAATCGTATATGAATCTGCGTTAACTACGGACGCTACAGTGTGTTCATTATTTAAAACTGTAGCTGTAATACCGCCAACGGCAGATACATCTTTCAGTATAATCTTATCATCTACTCGTAAATCATGCCCTGTATCAGAAATTGTAATAGTGCCCGAAGTATTCGTTGTGGTAAAAGCATCCGCCAAAGATTTCTTGCGAATAGAAGTAGCAATCGGATAATCTTTTGTTGCTCCATGCACCCAAGCCGCACGAACTATCGTTCCCGTATACCACACATTTTCTTCGTAATTATAGATTACATACTTATCATTTTCTCCATCTCCAGATTCAGATGGATATACCCACCATACTTCTGAAAAATCTGGATTAGATCCTGCAAAAACCTTATGTCTTTGCGAATGATCAAAGTCATCGAAAACGGTACTTAATACAGGGCACGGCAATCGTTGTACAGATCCAGCATAAATATAGAACTCTCCACGATCCATAAAGTATACACTTCCTGATGCGGCTACCGCCGCACTGGGAGAAGCCATAGACATTCCTTTAGCTACTTCAGTAAAGGAAAAATAGAATGGAGATCCAATATACCTCATACTTACTATACCATTATCAGTCCAAATAAGAATCTCCTGCCTGTATGTTATACCACCTATAATCTCAGATCCTTGAGATAGCTCCTGACCACCAGCACTATTAGTAGAAAGCGGTTGCCATTGTGATGCATTTTCAGAGCTAGACCATCGAACAAACAAAGGATTAATACTCGTTGATCCTATAGGGTTACATCCAAGACAGATCACGTGTCGAGCAACATCGGATATCATAACTTGTATAGCAGCTACTGGTGTATAATAAGCACCTGCCTGATAAACTACTTGTACAGCACTGCCCCCGCCTGATGCATCACCCGTTGCATCTGCACCACCAATATCAAACGTAAGAGTTGTTTTAGTTGGAACAGTAGCAACAGTAAACTCTGAGTTAAAACGTGACTCTGCAATACCTCCTATAGCCCCAGAAGCACCTGAAATAGTAAATGTATCTCCAACGCCAGCCCCATGACCAAAATTATCAGTTACAGTTACAGATGTAGTACCGTTTGCTGTAGTAATAGGATTAGCTGCAAGTGTAATTGTTCTACGGGTTACTTCACTTAATTTTTTAGCACGAGTACTTACACCATCTCCATCAGTACTTATGGTTTCATCCCAATAATAAACATCACCCTGCCTGACATTAGCTAACATATCATCGCCAAAATTAACAATAGACCAAACACGTAGCTGTCCAGACTGGCCAACGCTTGTTAGTGAGCCATAAGTTCCTATGCCCCACGTACCGGCTCCCCATCCTGACCCAGAAACATAAGTATCAAGACCACAATTAATTTGAAATGCGGCCGTAACACTAGAGCCACCTATAGCGGTATCAGTAGAGGTAGCTTTAGCTGCAGCTAGAATACGAAACTTTGTAGAAGGATCACTATTGTCTGGGGCACCTAATGCAAAAATTCTATGTTCAGTATTAACCTGTGGTGCTGTTATGCCATCAAGAGCATCCGATCCAGCAAGGGTTACATAATCACCAATAACAGCATCATGTGCAGATGCACACGTAACTGTTAATACAGCAGTACCACTAACTTCTGCTATAGGATCTGTGCCCAGCGAAACAGTCTTGCGTATTGGGGTAATATCATAGTACGCATCACCCCGATTCACATATAGCTTAAGGCTTGTGCCAACACCTATATAAGCATTTCCACTATTTGTTACCCAGTCGTGTAGCCTTCTTGCAGTTCCCATAAAAGTAGACAATACATATTTTGTCCACCCACCTATTTTTTCAGCAAAACCTTTACGAAAACGTACCTTGTCAGCATCATACCAGGTGCCTTCGGCACTGTACCTAGTACCATCCGTGTATAATCCTGGCTGGGGTTTAATTTTTGCTAATGGCATATAAGTATTCCTATCATTATTTGCTAGATATTCTTTCCTTAAGATTCGCTGTCTCAGCTTCTATAGATGCCAGACGTTCTCCATGTGTATCTACCTTTGATCCAATACGATTTACAGTACGCTCTATCTGAGCGAGGGACTGTCTAGTCCCATTTAATCCAGCTTTAACTCCGCCATAAGCGGCCCCTGCTGCAGCTGGTATAGCGAGCAGAGATACTAAATTCATCATTTCACTTTCCATTTTTAACTGGTTCGCTTTAGTGGTTCAAGGATTGGACGGCCATCACTGTCTGTCCAATCAGTACCAGACTCCTTCATGTGTTCATCTTGTCTTTCAGCTACGACCATCCAGCTAATTGTGTCGGTGCTGTTTGTATCCTCACAACTGATAATCAGTGTTGACCCTGATACCGATCCCTTGAGTGCCGACCATCCATCTTCGTTCTGCAAAAAGACTTGTGGGTCACGGCAGAGTAGTTCCCAAGTGCCGTCTGTCAATCCAACCGATTCGTCCAGATCCACGCTGGCACTTCCACCAGAAAGAGCGACAGAACCTCTATAAATCAAATCTGCCCTTGGACTCTCTGTAAATGAATGTACGAGGTCGTGCGTATCTGTCATTGACGGCAGTGGATGTGGAATCTTGAAAGATCCAGATCCCTTCGACAAGGCACCAGTAACATAGACTGTACCGCCATAGGGTTGTAGCACGAGATCTCTGGTGGCATCCTCGCTACTAAAGACCCCCTGTATATATGGATCGGCCCCACTAGTCACTCCTAAAGCATAGCCAGCACCAGTGCCAGTCTTGCTCTGTATAAATAAGCCAGCATTAGATACAGAGTCAGCGAGTTCCGTTGCTCCAGAACTTGCCGCTCCCTTTATTACTGTTGCTGTACTTCCGTCTGAGGAAACACTGTCGCAAGCAATGTCTCCGACGTTAGTGATATTGGCATCATTAAAGGAACTTGCACCAAAGGTATTGGAGGCTGCAGTAGATGTGATCCCTCCACTAGCAGTAACTGCTCCCGTAAGAGTAGATGTTCCCGTTGCTGTAAAATTGTCATTAACGGTTGTTTCTGATGTAGTATGGCCGATTGAAATTGGGACTCCAGATGTTGCAGTACCCACAGTAATACCGTTTGAGGTATTAGAATTGTCTATATTTAGTGTAGATGTAGAATCCAATGAAATGTTTGAGCCATCTACGACCAGTGTTCCATCTATATCTGTATTATCTAAATCGGTAGTACCGTCCACACTTAGTCCTGCAGCACCCGCTAAGATTAAGTCATCGGCAGATTCATCCCATAACATATAAGCACTGGCCGTAGCTCCGAAGAACTTTACATCATATCCAGTATCATCGACACCAACCGTAACCGTTGAATCAATCTGTACTGCACCGTCGATATCTACTGCATCTAAATTAGTAGTGCCGTCAACATCTAAGTCACCCGCTAAGTCAATTCCTGCGGCACCTGCTAAGACTAAATCATCTGTAGAGGTATCCCATAGCATGTAAGCACTGGCTGTATCACCGAAGAACTTGACATCATATCCTGTGTCATCAACACCAACTGTAACTGTTGAGTCGATCTGTACTGCACCATCAATGTCTACTGCGTCTAGGTTGGTAGTGCCGTCTACGTCCAAAGCACCGTTAAAGTCTACATTACCAGCTACAGTGAGTGTGCTACTCAATTCTAAGTCAGCAAATGCATCTGTCATAGCTGCACCAGCACCAGCACCATCACCATAAATTACAGCGACGTTACCATTTCCTATCGTAACAGTGCTACCAGTTCCCTGCTTCATAATAATATTCTGAGAACCGCTAGTAGCATTTTCAATAATCCAAACTTTCTTAATCGTGTTTGGGCCTATTGTAATAGTACAGGCTGAGTCCAATGTACCTGTATACTTTACATAAAATGCTCTGCCTTCATCTGCTGCACCATCTGCTATAGTAGTCGTGTGAGTATCAGCATTAGTAGTAATACCTTCTGTGCCATACCCAAAAGCATCTGCTATTAACTCTAAGTTAGTATTTGTAGTTGTTCCCCAGGTTCCTGACCCATCACCTGTAGCCATCTCGTTCAATCGTAAATTATTTACATATGTGCTTGACATTATATTTTCCTAGCTAAAAATAATTTTATGTTGGAACATCATCCCATCCTGGGGTTTGTGAATCACTTATATCAGACCAACTTGGAGTTTGCGAGTCACTGACATCAGACCATCCTGGGGTTTGTGCATCATTAACACTAGACCAAGAAGGTGTCTGTGAATCGCTAACTGCTGTCCAGTTTGGCGTCTGTGAGCCATCTATAACACTCCATATATTTACACTGCTTATTCCTGTCGTACCAACTACACCTATCGCATCTATCTCGACTGATCCAATAAAGGTCACACTTCCCAGTGCACTTGTCCCAGCCAACCCAGTAACATCAACGTTGCCATCACCTGCTACCGTTACTGAACTCAGCCCACTAGTTGCAGCAATTCCCGTAACAGATATTGATACGTCTACAGTTACTGCTACCGAGCCTAGTGCACTTGTTCCAGCCAAGCCTGTTACCGAAAGATTCGCATCTCCCGAAACACTAACCGACCCTACTGCACTTGTCCCAGCTATTCCCGTCAAAGTAACATTTGCTGTACCTGTTACCGTAACGCTTCCGACACTACCTGTTGCACTTACTCCCGTAGGAGCAACATTTGCATCTGCAGTTACTGATACTGAACCTACTGCACCTGTACCAGCCAGTCCTGTAGCTGTAACATTTGAATCACCTGTAACTGTTACAGAACCTACTGCACTTGTACCTGCTAAACCTGTTACTTCAACAGGTATAGCTTCACCCCACGTGCCAGAACCCCATGTAGACCGGCCCCAGCCTGTTACATTAGCCATACTAGGCTATACGAATTATCGCATTACTCGCATCTGCCGCAGGAAAGGCAACCGTAAACGTACCAGCGGTAGCTGTCTTTAATGCACCAAAGTCTAAAATAACGACAGACGCATCACCTGAATGACTATCATTAAAGATCATTGCACCCATAGCCGAAAACGTAGCAGTAGACCATGAAGTATCTGCAAAGTCGGTAAAGGCAGTCGTGCTACTTGTTGTAGGATCTACACGAGTTAGTGAATTTCCTTTTGCAGTATAGGCAGATCCTGCATCATTAGTAATCTCATTAGAACTGGTATACGCTGTAGTGGCGGCAGTGAATGACGCACTGTCTGTATACAAAGCCATCCTAAAGGTATTACCACCTGAATTTTTAAAGTTGTGACCAGCTTCCATCAATTCTTTTTTAAAAGAGGTGCACATAAAATTTCCTGAAAATGCCATTATAGTTTCTCCACTGAGTTGGCTAAATCATTATGACCTGCTGACCTCAACAGGGTAATGACCTTAGAGCGATCTTCTTTTATTGCTTCCCATATAAAATACTGTACTGCCTTATGAATATAAGCCTTAAACTCTTTTGCTTGTTCAGCAATAGTAGGATGAGCATTTTTCCCTACAGAAATAATTATATCTGACGCTCTTTCCGCCCAATGACTTGGACCAAGATTACTATGCTCACTTGTAGTCACCTTCACATCTCCGACTTCACCAAGATTTAGCATTAGTCATGTCCTAGTAGTGCATTATAATACTGCATCATCTCTTCTTCTGTTAAGTCACCAGTGTCTCCCTGCATCTGTCTTAGAAATTCATCCTCTCCAGCACCTAACTCATCTGCTGCTGTCAACTGATCAAACGCAAGGCCAAGAGCCGCAGGAATGGGTCCAAGAATAGATAACATCTTAAGAATACCACTACCTACTTTTCCTTTAGGGACTAGACTTTCAATTCCCTTGGCCTTATCTAACAATGGCCGACGCTTAGAATTTTGTGCGTGCCAAAGTAAATCTTCAATCTTCCCCGATTTTCCAAACGTGCTTAATGATCGTGCATCCTCTGCATCAAACATCTGCTTTATATGATCTCTTTGTAGTTTCTTGCCTTTTGGCTCCATATATCTCCGAACATATCCTGGATCTTCAAAATAGTCGTCCAAACTATCATAGCGATACTCATTAGCCCGTTCCCACCATTCTGTGTTGAAATCCGACCAACTGTCTTCTCTTCTTTTTAGCATCTCTTTTAAAAATTCTAGTCTATCGGGGTCCATTAGTTATCTCCTATTCTTATTGTACCACTTCTGTATTCGTCTCTAGTCATTCTGCCTTCTGCCTGTGACTTAAGCAGTTGTAATGCTTCCTGATACCTTTGCTGGTATAGTTGCATCATGTCTGCATCGCCCTTCATATAGGTATAGGCTTCGACTAGTGCCCCGTATAAAAGAACCGTATCCGCATTTGTTCCTAGCCAAGATGTAGTAGAGCTAACTATAGAAGCTGGCTGATAGTAATAATGAAGCTCTGCTACATAGTCTGCATCTGGAGTTGGACCTACAATAAACGTATCAACATCAAAGGTGCCATAGTATTTTGGCGTTCCCTCTGTAGATGCATTTGGATATGTAGATCGTATAAAATTAACATCCTTATTTATCAAAAATATTTGGTTGCTTGAACTAGTAATCGCTAAAGATAAAGGAACCAAGAAATCACTAGGCATTGCTAAGTATGCATTACCATCTGTTAATGTACCTGCCACATTCTTACGATTAACTGGCAAATTGACGGATCGATAGATCCTTTGCTCTGCCTGTTTAATAAATGTAGGAATCGCAGCACTGAAATCAGTTCCAGTATTTTCAGCATAATCCTTAATCGCCGCTGTCAATTCAGTATAGTTCATGTGGTCACCTTCACGCTTCCTACCTTTCCATGTGCTACAATATTTCCTGCACCACCACCATTACCATTACCTACTGGATCAAATGCAAACATTTCCCTGCTAGTATCCTGTGCTATATCTGGCCGTGCATTTCTTAACGCTTCTGGGTCAGCATAGTCTCCAAGTCTTCCTAAAAAGTTTTGAGGTTGATCTTCATCTAGCATATCTTTGCCCACCATCAAGCCTGTCATGCGACCTGCTTTAATTTGAGGCACTAAATCCTTGATCTTATACCGAAACCCTGTACGATCACAAAATCCAAACGCATACTTTGCATTAGCAAACCGTGCCATTAATAACCCCCTGGCACAAAGTGTACGGAAGCACGATCACGATCTTCCTGTTCAGCTAGACCCCACTGGAACTCATACTCTTGCTTAAGTAGTGGGGCACGTACAAAAGCATCTGGATATTTCTGCGATATTTGATAAGCTAGTCCTGCAACAAGGCAGGGAAGAAAGCGAGCAGGAATATCTGGGTTAGTTGACCCTACAGTTCCAGTATCTTGAATACGACGTATACGCTGATAGACCAGAGTGTAGTCTTTATCAGGAGTCGGCCATAGATATGCTACAGGTGCTGTAGCTTGCTTGTCTATATAAATATTGACGGGCCTTCCTTCTGATAGCTTGTTAGGAATAGTAGAGTATTGAGACACACTAAACCTAGACAACGGCTGATCATTTTGAGAGGTGCCCGTTCCTGTGCGAATCCAATGTTCTATTAAATCCACTGTATCCGCAGGAAGTGTAACCGAACTGGTACCATCTGAGGCAGTTGCAGTTCCCTGTTCCACCGTCCAGAAGTTCAGGCCACGATTGGCCCACTCTAAACTCAATAGATTTAAGGATCTGCGTGCTGTTTCAATATCATATCCAGTTCTAGCTTGAAGCCCACATCTCTCGAAGGCTTCTTCTATCACTTCTGAAATCTCTAAATTAAATGTTGCAGTACCTGAAGTAGCCACTACTTACCTACCTTTTTCATAGCCTGTTTATGGGCCTGAGTAAACGTCGCACCGCCTCTCATCTCTTTTCTCATGTATGCCATATGTTTTGGTGTATGATGCTTTGCGTGCTTAATAAGTGTTTGTTTCTGTCTTTCCGTAAGTTCTTTTCTTTTTCTTCTAGTCGTTTTCTTTTTAGCTTTCTTTTTAGAAGCCATTAATTCTCTTCCCACTTATCTCGTGCTAACTCGCTATGTCTTTGAACACCTGGGCACTTGTGACTACCAGTGCCAATGATGCCCCTAGACCTCAAGTTAGAGAGTGCTTGTGTGCCCATAACTCTACCACCCTTGGCCTTACCTTCATAGCTTAACCCAATAGCTATGGCCTGTTTAGGACTTGTCACTCTCCTGCCCGATCCAGATCGTAGCGTTCCCGCCTTGAACTTGGACATTACGTCTTTCATTGGCATTATTCGTAGCTCTTAGTCATCTTCAGCATGATCGCATACCGATCTCCACTACCAGCCCCTGTAGTGGTAAACATTATATCGCCAGTTGGACTGGACGCATTATTGACTAGGGGTCCAGCAGATCTAAAGTCGA